TACCTGTGAGCATAAGAATCCCATGGGTATTTGCAACAAATGTGGTTGCGTGCTCGCAGTCAAGGCGAGATTCTATGTGTTTAATTGTCCTTTGAGAAAGTGGTAACATGATGAGTCCATTTGCTACCGTTAATGGTGGCGAACCTGTGATTACTAAAGTCACACATAATACTAATTTTATTACAGAAGTAGAAACTAATCTAAATTGTCAGGAGATGATTGATTATTTTCACTTCATCAATGATAATGCGTTGACTATCAGACGCAACACAGAGAAGGGAGCAAAAGATACTCAGGTATTTGTGCATGAGTTGCCAACAGAGTATTTTCATGACAATCTTTCTCGCAGAGTTTTTCAACGTTGGAATTATCTGACTGATCAAGCACTAAGAGAGTATTGTACGAAATATGATATTCTCATGGGTCGTAAGTTTCAACATACGATGTGTAAATTACAGATGACATCTCCTGGAGAAGGTTATCATGCATGGCATTATGAGTCTGGTCCAACAACACCATATCGTAAATTAGTAACAATGATTTACCTCAATGACAATTTTGAGGGTGGTGAAACTGAGTTTCTTTATCAGCATTGTAGGATCAAACCTAAGGCAGGTAAGTTTGTCATCTTCCCCTGTGATTGGGCATGGACACATAGAGGGAATCCGCCTCTAAATAGTGATAAGTATATAGTTACTGCCTGGTTAGAAGAGTATCCTTCAGCAGGACAATAAATAAAGATAAAACATTGCGAGATGAGCAAACTTACTGTTGCAGGTTTAGGGGGAATTGCTTCTACGTTGGGATCGGTTACTATCCCAACGGGTAATACTTTGCAGGTAGATGGAAACATTTATCATACAGGTACAGGTGCTTTGCAGTTACCTACAGGCACAACTGCTCAACGTCCTGCTAATCCCAACCCAGGTTGGATGCGTTGGAATACTGATGACGCAGCATTAGAGTGGTGGACTGGTAGTGCATGGCAACAACTTGCCTCTGAGGATGGTAGTTCTGGTGCTCCATTTACAACAATGGATAACGTCAACTCCAACGATCCTGGCAGTGGTTTCTACTACATTGACTTTGATGGTAGTGGAGCAGAGCAAACTTATCTCTATAAAGATAGCAATGGAAAGTATTGGTATGCAGTAGCATCTATCACTGATACTACTAATCATGGTCAACAAACTGGTGGTCAGGACTTCTGGTTTGGTAACTGGTCAAATACTACAACAACTGGTAGTGCTGCTAACTTTATGAGTGCAGACTTTAAGTCTCGTCATTATTCATCTGCCACCGCAGATGATGTCCTTATCATGCAAGGTTGGTCTACTTCTGGCACACCATATACAACATCTACTGAAGTTGCATACATCAACGGATGTTTTAGTGCTAGAGGTAGAAACATGAGAAACATGTTTACTTCTCACATTTCTCTTGCAAACCATAGTAATATTGGTGGCACAAGAATTAGTGGCATGGTATTCCTTAAAGGTAGTGCTCAGAATTCTGATGCTAGATATAGAGGTAGTAGTGCTGGTGAATTGCAACCAACTAATGAGTGGCATCTATCACCTGCAAACTGCGAAAACTATGCTTTCAGTATGATTAACGCTCTTGGATGTTACTCCTCTGGTTGTAACGTTGAGCACCATGCATGGATTGGTAATGAAAGCACCAACTATTCTGAGCAAAACTTCTCCGAACCAAACTGGTCAGGAGACTGGGGTATTAACAACCCAGGATCAGAAAACTGGATGTATTGGTTATTCTTCTACGCATAAAGAGAAATGTCAAGAATTCAAGTAAACGAAATCAACGGACCGTCAGACAATAATTTTGGCGTAGAATTTGATAGTGGCAGCAACCTTATTATTGGTGGCACATTAAATCTTAGGCAATTTTCTCATTTCAGTATACCTACAGGAAATACTGCTCAACGTCCTAATCCTGCACAGGCAGGAATGATTAGGTTAAATAGTGAATTAAATCAAGTAGAAGTATATAATGGCACTGACTGGCAAAAAGTGCTTGAAGTTGGTGGCACTGCACTGAATGGATCTACAGAAGCACTTGCCGCATCTAGTGTGCAGCAACTATATGATGCTGGTGTAACTGCTGACGGCACATATTGGATGAATCCAGATGGCACTGCTAGAAGATACTTTGTGCCTCTTCAATCAGAACCTTATTATGTTTTGTTTGCAAACTATGGTGGTGGTGCTAATGCATTCTTTAACAATGCAAGCGCATATAGTGGTAATCAACTAGATGATGCTGGTGCAGCAACACCTACTGGTAACTTTGCTGTGAATGGCACATATGGTTACTATAGAAATGCTGGTGGATCTGACTTTAAATATGCAACTGTAGGTAATAGAGGTTTGTCATATCGTTATGTAAAGATGAAATTCCATCTTTACAACTATTACTCCAATGATGGTGTGAATGGTAGAAACTTCCTGAGTATTTCATCTGGTGTTGGTGATGGTATGACCATCATGCGTGATGATTCTGGTGCGGGTGATTCACAACACATCTTCACCTATTACACCGCAATTAGTAATAATGATGGTAACTCATGTCCATCAACAGCAGGAACTCAACCAACATACACTGCAGGTGGTAACAACCCAGGTGGATTCATGGGTAATAGATACACTTGCTTCTCTAGATCTGGATCTGGTTATGCTGCAGAATTTGTAAGAAACTTTACTACTTTGCCTGGTGACAATAGTGGTGGCACTGGTCCTAATGTATTGAATGGCGATGCATTCTTTACTGTTGATCTTGGACAAAACTATAGTAATAATATGCACATTGTTATTCACTCTGACCAGGATAGTGGAAACGAAGACACCTACCTCAAGCGTGGTGTGGTGCTAGTTCGTCCTGCATAAATAAACAAAGGGTAACCTATCGGAATCATAAATGTCACAGTTAAATGTAGATAAAATTGTATCTCTAGCAGGTGGAGCGGGGACCGCTGAGTTTCAACTTGAAGCAAGTGGTAACTTTAACTTCGATAGTGGCACACTATATGTTGATTCTGCTAATAATAGAGTCGGCGTTAACGATGCTACTCCATCTTTTGGACTTGACATCAATGCAACCGATGGTGTTAAGTTACCTGTAGGTACAACAGCAGAAAGACCCGCATCACCTGTAGAGGGTCTTTTCAGATATAACAGCACTGACCGCACATTTGAAGGATATTCACTCAACGCAACTACAAATACTGTAGAGTGGGGTCCTATTGCTGGTGCTGGCGGTGGCACACCTGATCAATCGACAGATCGTTACAGTGAGGATTATTCTGTTGGAGCAATTTTGCGCTCTAATGGTACAGATGCCTACTGGTCATTCGATGGAGAGAATGATACTGGATGGGCAACTGCTAGAATCTGGACTCATGGATATGTTGGTGGTGGATATAGATCATCTTCTCCCTGGAGAAATGTTAATCGCACTGTCCATGCTACTGATACATCTACTGATCTTGGTGACCAGTTGGATAGATCTGGTGCATATATGTCTGGATCTTGGAATGATATCAAACACTTCTTTCACTCGATGGAGAATACCTACAGAGGTTCTTCTAACTATACCTCTGGTTTCAATATGGCAAGTGAATCGGGTATCGCTCACTTGTCACAATGGGATATGACTGTCAACCGTGCATCAATGGGATCACACCAAGATCACATTTTTGGCGGTGGTAATTCTTTCCTTATTGGTGGTGGTAACGGTCGCACAGATGTATTCAACCTGAGTACAGAAAGCATGAGAACATCTGGTTTCCCACCCGACTTTGCGGATGGTGGTGATGACCCCACATGGGGTGGTCATGGTAGACTAAAAGGATGGATGAAACGTAGCGGCACCAGAAGAGGATTTGAGTGGAAGAATGAAAGTTATGTTACATGGGAGCATGGTCCTGGTGGTGATGGTTGGAAGAAATGTCTACCATCTATGCTAGGTCACCTATATTGTGGCACTGGTAATAACAACCAGAATGGTAATGCTAGAATTGATGACATTACTGGTGTCAATACTAGAAACATTGACTTTGGTAGAATGGGTGAGGAAAACTTTGAAATGGGTATGAGAAAGGGTTATTGCTTGGGTAACTATAATGGTTCTCAGAATAATCAAACATTCAAGGTTGATTACTCTACTGATGGTGCTACATACCTAGGAGGGACAGCAGAACCTAAGGGTCACTCTGGTATGTCCTCTGCTCACTGCTCATCTGCTTCTTCGGCAACATCCGCACAAGCATCTTACGACTACGGTACAAACATTCCTAACTTCTGATGGCAAATACTAACGACGTTATTGTTTTAGATCTAGAGCGTTTCCCTAAAGTAGGGGAATGGGGTACCTATGTTGGCAGTGCGTTGGGTCTGCAATTGTATGCTCTAGATGAATCATACTGGGCATATATTCCCAAAGAAGTGCATTATGTTAGACTGAGTGCTAAGGATGCTGACTTTGGGTATCGTTACTGGGGTGAAATTCGTAACGAAAGATCTGCCTATGGTGTTAATGAAGAGGGCACAACCAATAAAGATAAAGAAACAATCGATGAGACTAAGTTTGACATCTCATTGAGAGTTATGAAGCAAGTAACTATACTTGCAATTCAAGAAATTTTTGAGAAAAGAGAGACCCTACTGAGCACTAAATACTCTCACCTGGAGATGGAGACTTGGGCAGATCAATTAGCAGAAGCGAAAGCATATATTGCTGACAATACTGCTGAGGTTAAACTAATTAACCGTCTTGCTGAAGTCCGTGGATTGACACTCGATGAATTTGCTGCTAAAATTGTAGCGAAAGATGATGAGTGGAAGACCGCATGGTATGATCTTGCTGTAAAAGAGCAGGAGTTGATTACCAAGGTCGAAGCATGTAAAAACAATCGTGATGCCAATGTATTCCTAGAGGATTACTTTGGTATTGAAATGACCCAAAAACAATGTCTAGAGTATAACCGTTGCTATGAAGAAGAAGGAACAGGACTCATCCTTAGAAAAGAACCAGTCGTCACAGGAATCAAATTCTGATACTTATGATGTCAATAATCTTCTAGCAGATCTAGAAGATATTGATGCTTGGAATACTGATGAATTCACCACAAAGATGATGCAGTGGTCTGATTCACAGTATTTCCAACAATCCGAATTCCAAAATAGATATTATGTTGTTGGATCTCATGTGACTCCATATAGACAACTGCAACAGGCAGTTATGGAGATTCAGGCGAGATACAATGCCATGCAGAAGATCACCATTCAATACAAACGTTGTCTTAATGACATCGAGCGTGTGAAATGGGAGATGGAAGAAGAGGAGAATGAATTCTACAAGAAAGATAAGCAATACGAGTTGGAATTGCTTCTTGTAGATAAGCAACTGTGGATCAATAAACTAAACCAATCCAAAGATGAAATCACTGGTTTCATGAATATCATCAAGGAAAGGACTGGTGAGGATCCTACTGCGTGCATGAATATCCTTGAAGATAAAGAACTCAAAGAGGCAGAAGAGCACAAGTATTGGATTGCTCGCATGGCAAAACAAGCATCGGTAGATCTCCTAACTACTGGTAGAATCCAAGCAGGTAACTTAGATTCAATGTTGCAAATGTCCCCTGAGGATCAAGCAGCAGTTACAGATCTTGCATTGACATACTCTACTGCTGTCAATCGTAGCGTTGGTGCTATTAAGGAAGCAGCAGAAGATAGGGTAGATAAGATGATGGAAGGTAAACCAATTCAAATGTTTGACACTTCAGGAGTGCTCTCAGATTATGCAGGAAACAACATCACAGACCGCTTGCTTCAGTCTCCCGATAAACCCGAAACTGACTCCTGAGTTTATTGATGATCATTTCATTCCGTTTCTGAATAGAAACAAAGATCTGATCGTTGATCTATACTTTACTTCAAGGATGCCCCCATTCACACAAGATGCGATGGGGGATGTTTTTCGCAGTGAAAAGAATGCAAAGGGTGCAATCTCTAATGCATTGTATATCTCAGAGCAGACAGGTATCCCACTATCTGCCACATTCAATAACATGTGGGTGAGACCAGATCAAAAGAATCTGGATATGTGGATCAATAACTTCAAGTATCTGTGGGATGTTGGCATCAAGATTGTTACTCTGCCACACACATCATGGGTATCAACAGGACAGATTCAACGTCATTTTCCTGGCATTTATATCAAGAATACAATCCTTCGTGAGGTAGTTAAACCCAATGAGATTGTGTCTCTTGCTAGTGCAGGATTCAACTATATCAATCTCGATCGTGACATCATGCGCGATCAAGATGCTCTGCCAATGATTAAGAAGGCAAAGGAATATTGCGCTGAAAAAGGTAATCCCATCAAACTATCATTGCTTGCTAATGAGCATTGTTGGGGTGGTTGTCCTATCATGCCTGAGCATTATCAATATAATTGTACAAGACAGGGCACAGAACCAGAGTATTTCAATACAGAAACCAGTCGTGTCTCATGCTCACGATGGGATCAATATGATGCAGCAAGTGAATTGAAGCAGGCGAATCTCCCTCCCTGGAGAGAAGACTGGGAAGAATTGATGGATGTTATTGATGTATTCAAGATGCATGGTAGAGAGTCTGCTGTGCGTCTAAAAGAGTCGATGGATATCATTCAGCGATGGAATGATGGTCAGGAGTTGTTATACCCTGAGTTTGATAAGTATGCTGAAGATATAAACATCAAGGATGCTCCAATCAATATCTGGCGTGACAAGATTAAGACTTGTAAGTTTAACTGCTGGGACTGTAATTACTGTGAGAGTGTCATCGACGCACATTTAAAGAAACAACAACGTGAAATGAATCCACTGATTGATCGTGTCATTCGTGCCATTGATGGTGCTGTAGATAATAACTCCAACTTCAATCCTGAAGGATATGATGTAGTTGGACTGTCATCCAATAAGGTCAGACATCTTATCAATAACCTGTGCAGAGATCCTGATACAGTATATGCTGACGTGGGTACTTACATGGGTAGCACACTCTTTGCTGCTACAATGGGCAATCCAATTAAAGCATATGCCATCGATGATTGGTCTGCTGGTGTAGTCACACCTAAAAGAGCAGACCTTGGTAAAGAGTTTGATGTGGAAGATCCTCAGACTATGTTGATGGCAAACACACAAAGATGGTTTAATGAAGATTCATCTATTGGCATCACAGATAGACCTGTTTGTGATGTAGATTTCAATCCAGAGTTTAGACCTAATGTTATCTTCTATGATGCAGATAACAGACCTAAGCAGATGACTGAGAATCTACAACACCTGCATAGTAATGCTGCTGACTCATACATTCTCGTGATTGATGATGCTAACTTCGATGGAGTTGTTGATGCTACAGATGAATTCTTTGAGGATAAAACTGTAGTATATAAGAGGACTCTTCTTACTGAAGAGTTGGAAGACCACAACGATTGGTGGAATGGAGTGTATATTTTGGTGATTGAGAAACATAAATAATTGAAAATTGCCACAGGATAAATGTCAGATCTAAATGTAGGAACAGTAAATGCTAGTGTGGCATTGTCTGCCGTAGATGCAGATATTACTGGTGTGCTTAAAGTTGGATCTGCAAAACATCCTGATTCTGGTACTGCCAACATCACTATGCACTCGGATGGATCTACAACATTTGGTGGTAGTATTGATGTTGCTGGTAGTTTCTCGCCATTTAATCTCGGAAACAATGTTGTACTAAACGCAGCAAATGCAAACGAGTTTACTATCACTGCTAACAATAATACTGTCTTCAAGTTAGACGCCAGCGGTTATATGACGTTGCCTTATCAACCATATTTCCACGCAAATAGGACTGGACATGGTGATCAAGGTGGTAACACTTTTATGTCTTATCCTAACATTGTGCAGAGAAGACCCGATTCAACTGGTTGGTTTGATGGCACATATGCAACTGCTCCTGTTGATGGAGTCTATGCATTTTTCATGCAGAGACTAACACCTAACAACGGTAACGTTGTTGATAACCGTTGGCGTGTCAATGGTGGCGGCGGTGCTGCAACTGGTGGTGGTTATTCTGGTAACTGGAGTGGTCACAAGCAATGTCAATCACACCTCTGTTTATTCCTAAATGCAGGTGATACTGTTGCAACATACAACATCAATGGTGGCACTACTTGCTGCTCTGTACACAACATCTTTATTGGATTTAAGGTTTCCTAACTATGAAAATTGAAATTGAATTGAGTGATGTAGATATTAGATCACTTCAACATCACATGGTAGATCCTGAAGAATGGATCCAGAATATGGTCAGAAGAAGAATCATGCTTGCACATGATGAGTTGTTGGATTTAGAAACTAGACGTTTAATCGCTGATCCAACAGTAACATCAATTCCAGCAGATTCTAAGGAGATTATTCTCAATGCTGGTTATCCTACCCTTGCTGAAAGAGACGGTGTGGGTCCATGTTGTGATGAGACTGTGCCACAAGAAGAAACTGGCACAGAGGGTTGACCAATC